GCTTTAGCCTTTCGACCTTTTTTTGCACCAAAATCACAAAACTCTTGCTTCCTGCCTCAGCCCTACAGTAAAGGATTTGCTTCCCAATGAACCTATCAGACCTCACGGCGGCCCCGTACAACCCTCGAACAATTAGCGATACCGCAATGGGCGGACTGCAGGCGTCAATGGACGCATTTGGCGACGTGTCCGGGTTGGTGTTCAACCGCACGACAGGGCGGCTCGTTGCGGGTCACCAGCGCGTTCAATCGTTGTTGAGGCAGCACGGCGACCTTGCAATTGATGGCGACATGATACGAACGCCAGACGGCGTAGAGTTCCGGATTCGGTTTGTCGACTGGGACGAGCTGCGCGAAAAGGCTGCGAACGTGACAGCGAATAATCCATTTATCCAGGGCGAGTTCACTGAAGGCCTGGGCGGCGCGCTCGAAGAGCTGGGAGACCTGCCGGAATTCGAGGAGTTGCGCCTGGGCGAGATGGTTGAGAGTCTGGGCGACCTCGTGCCGGACGCCGAGCCAGGCGATGGAAATGATACGCCGCCGGTTGAGCCGCCAGAGGATTACGAGCCCGTGACCGCTTCCGGCGAGTTGATTGAACTTGGCGCACATCGTGTTTTGTGTGGGGACTCGACGAAGGATGATGATGTTGAAAGGTTGATGGGTGGTGATCGGGTTACGTTATGCCATGCAGATCCACCGTACGGCATGGGTAAGGAGAACGACGGAATCGAGAACGACAACCTTTACCGCGAAAAGCTTGACGCGTTTCAGATGGACTGGTGGCGAACCTTCCGGCCTCATCTTGCCGACAATGCCAGCGCATACATCTGGGGCAGCGCGCCCGACCTTTGGCGGCTTTGGTATGTTGGCGGCTTGGCAGACTCGGAGCGGTTGACCATTCGGAACGAGATCGTATGGGACAAAGCGAACGAGAGCGGCCTATATGATGGGAACGGCATTGGCAGCGACGGTGCTAGGATGTTTGCCAACATCTCAGAGCGGTGCCTGTTCTTCATGCTGGGCGAGCAGGGATTCAACCACAACGCCGACAACTACTGGGAAGGGTGGGAGCCGATCCGATCTTACTTGGCCGAGGAGACTAGCCGGATCGGATGGACGGCGAAGGATCTAAACCGCATCACCGGAACGAATATGGCTGGACACTGGGTCAGTAAAAGTCAGTGGTGCCTCATTACCGAGGAACACTACCGGAAGATCCAGCAAGCAGCGAAGGAGCACGACGCATTCAAGCGGGAGCACGACGCATTCAAGCGGGAGCACGACGAACTCAAGCGGGAGCATGACGAACTCAAGCGGGAGTTTTATTCAACGCGTGCGCACTTCGATAACGCCCATGACAATATGACAGACGTTTGGAGCTTTCCGCGCGTCACGGGAGAAGAGCGGCAGGGGCACGCAACGCCGAAACCCGTGGCCATGATTGAGCGAGCGATTAAGAGTAGCAGTAAAGTAGGCGACGATATAGCCGAACCCTTCCTCGGCTCCGGCACAACGCTAATCGCAGCAGAGAACTTAAACCGCCGCTGTTACGGGATCGAGATTAGCCCTCGGTATGTTGACGTGATCGTCTGCAGGTATCTTAAGCACGTTGGCCCGGACAAGCATCCTGAACTGGCCGCAAAATATGCGAGGTTGCTGAATGCCTGAAATTGTAAATCAGACAGAACTATCAAAACTGATAGGTGTGACAGCTCGCGCCATTCGGGATTGGGAATCTACCGATCCAACGTTCCCGCAAAAGGACGAAAAAGGCAATTACGACGCAGAGGCGGTCGTTGCGTGGCGTAGCGAAAAGCAGATGGACAAGTCCACGCAGGGCGCACGGAGGAAAGTCAAAGACCATAAAGACTTTCATTCGGCTCGTAAAGAAAAGGCCAACGCAGACCTTGCAGAGTTCCGGCTCAGGGTAATGAAGAGCGAGTATATTGCTGCCGAGAACTACCACGCGCAGGTGCGAGCCCTGTTGGTGTCGTTCAAGAAATCTTACGACCGAATGCCGCACGAACTTGCTGCGCGTTTAGCAGACCGCGGCGAGCAGTACGTTCGAGAAATGCTGGACGCATGGGGCACGGACGAATTAAACCGAGTCATGGATCAACTGGAGACGATTGATGAGTTCGATAGCGCACAAGCCGACGCCATGTTTGCCGTTCAAGAAGGCTGACACGAGGTTTGGCCGGCCTCGCCCGCGCGAGGATTCTGCAGACTGGTCAGAGCGTGCAGCCTACCTGCCGATGGAGGGCACAGCCGAGCCTGGCAGATACAGCCTGAGCAAAACGCCGTGGGTGCGTGAAATACTCCAGACCCTCGACAATCCTCACGTGCGGCTGGTAGCCTTCCAGAGTTCCAGGCAGGTTGGCAAGACGACCAGCGGCCAGATGTGGTTTGGTCGCACCGTGTGCCACGACGCGAGCCCGTTCCTGCTCGTGCAGGCTGATGGGCAGGTGATAAAGAAATTCGTCAGGGAGCGAATCTGGCCGTTTATCGACGCCACGCCGGAACTCAGGGAGCTTAAAGACTCAAACCGGGACAACTGGAACCTTGAGGACATGCACTTCGATTCTGGCATGTGGCTGAACTGTGTCGGCGCCCGATCGATAATGGGTCTCAGTCAGCGGGCTATAAAGCGGATTTGGTTCGAAGAGTGCAACAAATATAAGACCGCTATTGGCGACCACTCAGATCCGATGCGCGAGGCCAGGCATTGCACGAACACTTTCCATGGCGGGACGGTGTACGCGAGCTCCACGCCTACCACTGAGCACGGGACTATCAGTCTGGTGGTTGCTAATTGTGAGGAGGAGCGCTGGTGGTTCGTTGAATGCCCGCACTGTGGCCACGAATTTACTACATGCTTCCACGATGCGAGCGTTGACGATAACCAGGTTGAGGATAAGAAACGTCTGGCTCTGTTGAAGGCGCGGAAATTCGACCAGGCGTTTGAACAATTATTCAAATTCGAGACACATTCTGACGAGTCCGGGGTCGTGACCTCATCGTGGTGGGAATGCGAGGGCTGTGGCGAGCGCATAGACGAATCCGAGAAAAGGAAAATGCAGGAGGCCGGCAGGTTTAAGGCTGTACGAAAACTAAAGAGCAGGAAGGCGAAAGAGGTAGCGTTCGTGGTGTCCGGCCTGAACTCGCTGGCCGCAAATATGTCATGGAACGACATCGCAGAGGAATACATCAAGGCAAAGGCCGCGCTGAATCAGACGCGACCGAATCCTATTCCGATGCGCAATTTCAAGAACAACATCATGGGGATTACCTATGAGCAGAAGAGCATTTCAAACGATCACGAAAAGATACTTGCACGACGCACGGGATACAGCTCTGGAGAAGTGCCCGCAGACGTCTCTGTGCTGGTCTCATTCTGTGACCGTCATGGTGCGGACTACCACTACACTGTCTTTGGTTTTCGATATCGAGACAACGTATTGGGAATGCACCTGATCCAGCACGGCGTTATCCCTAAAACGTTCGAAATGCTGACAACGATCCTCGGCCAGAAATTTAAGCGCGAGGATGGAATAGATTTGCCGATACATATCACCGGGATGGATTCCGGCTACCAGACAGAGGAGGTCTTTTCCTTGTGCCGGCAGACTGGCGGGGCGATTGTTCCTGTTTCTGGCGTGGATAGCGATCGGCCGCGGCCGTGGTTTAGCAGAATCGATCCTAAGTTACCTGACTCGGCTGCGAATCAGTTCGTGAATAATCCTGTGGACACATTCAAGAACGAGATTGCCGGTATGCTCGAGGTGCCGATCGGCGAACCAGGGTCGCTCGAGTTCAATTCTGACATTGATGTGGAGTTTGCCCGGCACATGGTCGGGCAGGAACGGGTAGACGTCATGAAGACTGATACTGCAGGACGTCAGGCGATGAGGCACGTGTGGCAGGATCGGAGCGGTTTTTCGATTCACTTTTGGGACTGCACGGTTGGGTGTCTGGGTCTCGCCTATGCCAAGAGCGTTGATGTGATGCTTCAACAGCAGTCGGGCCAGGAGGGCGCGCAGGAGAATCCTCCTGAACCTGAGCGAGAACAGAGGGGCGGTCGCGGATCGTCCGATTCATGGTTGGGAACAAGCGAAGGAGGCTGGATATGACCGAGAATAAATTTCAAGAAATGGCAAAGGGCATTTTGGATGCCGAAGATACGCTTCGTAAGGCCGAGCAATTCACTAACGACATGGCCATGTTGGTTGGGGGCAAGTTAAGAGCGAATTGCGTTGAGGCAAGACTATTGGCCAAGCTGAAAAGAGAATTGAAAGACTTTAATTTAAGGACGCTGAAATGGAGGGGGGAATGACCAAGACTAAACCACGCGGAATCAGAGTCGTGTCTTACGACCCTGTCAGGTGCCCGCATTGCCAGTCAAACGAAGTGCCGGTGACCTCGTCGCCGAAACCCGATGCCGGGCAAAAGAAACTGCGACACCACAAATGCAACGCATGCAGGTTCACGTTTGCCAGCATTGAAAGAGAACCGCCTGATTTGAGCGGATCGTTACTGGATCAGTAACGAAAATGAGAAAATTGTTGCACCGATAAACGAAACCACTACATATTGAGGCAGGTTGCCGGATAGCTACCGGCTCAAAAAGACCAAGCTTGGACGCATCTCCTGACCAGGGATGCGTCCTTTTTTCGTGCCTTGAAAGCCCAAAATCATGGCCCAGGACACCACAGACCAATTGCTCGCAGACCAGGTATTCAACGACCTCGATGATAGCTCTGCGGTTGTTAAGGGTTATTCGATTGGCAACCGCAGCGTCGAGCATTACAGCCTCAAAGAGCTTCGAGAGCATGTAGCGTGGCTGGAACGTAGGGCGGAAGCGGGGAACGGAATCAAATCAACCGACGTGCTGGTGGAGATGTAATGGAAAGCCGCCTGGACAAATTCATCTCCTGGCTATCGCCCGCCACGGGCATGCGGAGATCCGCGGCTCGGCTCGCGTCCAGAGAATTCAACCGGATGCCGATGAATAAAGGCAACGGTTTTGACGCGGTCAATGATGCACGCACCACAAAATCTTTCACCGAGGGCAATCAGAGCGCGGACGTTGCTATCGAGGGCGACGCCCAAAAGCTCAGGAACAGGGTTAGGAGCCTTGTCCGGAACAATCCGTATGTCGCTCGAATCGTGAACTCCACGACTGACGGGGCGATTGGCTCAGGCCTGATTCCTCAATCCTCGGTCGTGGCTGACGCATCGAACGAAGGTGGAGCGGCCATCAGCCAGGACGTTGCAGACAATTTCAACGGCCAGGCAGAGGAACTCTACAAGCAGTGGACGCCGACGGCGGACGCGTGCGGTCGGATGACCTTCGAGGAAATCCAGCGGCTGTGCACCAGGAAAATCATGGAGGACGGCGAGATATTCGTTCGCAAGGTCGCCGTTGACGACGCCGGCCGCGCTATTCCTCTCGCCTTGCAGGTTTACGAGGCCGATCAGGTCGAGACGCCAGACGACCTCAAGAACGACAGCAACGTTAAGCATGGCGTCAAGGTGGGAGGCAATGGCGAGCCGGTCGAATACTACGTCCTTCGCTCGCATCCAGGCGACGCGAGCACGATCCGGCTGACCAAGGTAGACGACGATTTCGATACCGTTCCAGCCGGCGAAATGATCCACCTGTACCGAGTGCTCAGGCCGGGCCAGACTCGTGGCTACAGCCCGATCGCGCCGGCGCTGGCGGTGATTCAGCACATGGATCGCTATTGGGAGGCCGAGATTGTCGCAGCTCGTGCCGCGGCCTGTTACGCAGGCTTTATCCGCACGCCATCGCCAGGACTCTCCCTTGCAGGGCTGTCGGCCAGCACCGGCGACCCAGAGAACCGCAAAGCGTTCGACCTCAAACCTGGCCTGTTCAAGTATCTCAGCCCTGGTGAAGAGATCGATTTCTTCGATCCGAAGCGGCCAAACCAGGCCTTTAGCCAGTTCAGCGAGGCGCTTATTCGAGCCATTGGCTTGGCGGTTTCGATGCCTTACGAATTGCTGGCTCTTGATTTCTCAAAGACGAACTTCTCAAGCGCTCGAGCTGCATTGCTGGAGGCGCGGATGCACTTTGACACGGTTACGAAACACGTCACAAATCACCTCTGCATCCCGGTTTGGAGCGAGATGATTCGTGATGCGGTTGCGGCCGCAGCCATCGGCCAACCCGCAGCCTATAATGCTCAGCCATGGCGATTTCAGCGCAGCCGTTGGACGCATCCAGGCTACAAGTGGATCGACCCTCTCAAGGAGGCCATGGCCGCGAAAGTCGCCATCGATTCCGGAATCAAAACCATGCGAGATGTCGTGGCCACAGATGGCAAAGACGTCGAGGAACACATAAAGCAGCTCGGCCAGGAGGAAGAACTGCTTGAGGCTTCAGGATTCAAACGCAACACAACCAACAACTCGCTGATCACTCTCGCAATGCAGGAGGACGACGATGCGCCAGTGGTATGAATTCAAGAACATGCACGACGAGACGCCAGAGCTTTTCATCTACGACGAGATCGGAGAAAGTTTCTGGGGCGAAGGCGTGACCGCAAAGAACCTGGTCGGCTACCTCAATGATCTGAAGTCCGCAAGTAAAATCAATGTCAGGATCAACTCGCCAGGTGGCAGCGTGTTCGACGGGAACGCTATCCACAACGCACTCGTGAACCATCCCGCGGATATTCACGTGCACGTTGACGGCATGGCCCTAAGTGCGGCGTCCGTCATCGCCATGGCAGGCGACACGATCACGATGGCTGAAAACTCAATGATGATGATTCACGATCCATGGGCCTTCGTTCAGGGGTCGGCTGATGACATGGACGCCATGTCTGACGTGCTGGGGAAAATCAAGAGGGGTATCGTGGAGTCCTACCACGACAAGACTGGCCTCGGAAAGCGAAAGGTAGCGGCAATGATGACGGACGAGACGTGGATGACTGCAAACGAGGCTGTTGAGCTTGGCTTTGCAGACGAGACCGCTGGCGAGCTCAAGGTTGCGGCCTGTGCCATGCCAGACCGTTTCAAAAACGCACCAGAAAACTTCAAGGATTTCTTTGAGGCCTTGCCTCAGACGGCAACAGACGAGCCGAAAATCGTCGATACGCACACTGAGGAGACTCCTACAATGGACGAACCGAAAGACCTCACGGGCACGCCAGAGGAGGCGCCTCAGCCCGAAATCAAAGCGCAGGCAGAACTCGACCAGTTCAAGGCGCAGGCCGAGGCTGACGTTGTTGCGGTTATCGAAAGGGCCAAGGCGCTGGGCGCTGAGTTTGCCGTTATGGCATACGAGCTCAGAGACGTCGGCTTGTGCGCTATCGAGATCCAGTCCGCGATTATGGACAAGCACATCAGCAGCAGGTCGAACGCCACGCCGCCTGCAGAGCCGGCACAGACAGAGCCCGATCAGCCGACCGCTGAACCCGAAAAAGATCTGACCGCAGAGGAGGCATTCAATGCCGATTCTGACAAGGTCGCTTCCTTTGGGTCATTCGAAAATTACGAGGCCTACCAGCGCATGAAGGCTGATGGCCGCATTCGTTCCGCACGTACCACGGCCAATTAAGGAGGTAACCCACCATGGCTACTCTTTCCGTCGATACGCCTCGCGCCTTTGGCCTTGGCGACATCAATGAACTGCCTGTTGAGGCGTCAGAAATCATCTATGAAGGCGCTGCAGTGGGCGACAATGCGAGTGGTTATTCACAGCCGCTCGCGGCCGGAGACCCGTTTCAGGGCTTCTGCATTAAGAAAGCAGACAACTCGAGCGGCGCGGCCGGAGACGTCAACGTCACCGTTCGCCGCTACGGGCTTGTCTCGCTCGCCGTTACGGGCGCCTCTTCGGTGGCCGACAACGGACGCAACGTTTACGCCAGCGATGACGCAACGTTTACGCTCACGAAGAGCACGAACACGCGCATCGGCCAGGTAGTGCGCTGGGTCACCAGCACGACCTGCATCGTGAGCTTTACCGCTCAGGGAGCGGGGGCTGCAGGTTACGCGGAGTCGTCTATTACAAGCCTGACTGACAGTTCCGGTGGAACAGCTAACAACACCGTCGCGGCCGTTGTTGCGCCAACGGGCTACACAGCTCACGGCTCTGGTGCGACTGCTGTAACAAGCAACGCCGCAACAGACCTGGACACGACTGCAGCCGCGTTGGCCACCTTGGAAGACGAGGTGACGACGGCAGTCGGAACTATCAACGATAACTGTGCTGATTTGACCGCAAAGGTTAACCAGCTCATCGACGATTTGGAAGACCTCGGCATTCTCACCGCCGTTTAACCCGTAACCAGAGAAAGGTAAAAAAATGGGTTCATTCACTCTTACAGAATCCGGCATCAACGGTGCACTGGCTTTCGCTCTGGAAGCGGCCTCGGCTCCTTCTTGGGTATCCGCTATCGCTGGCCCGATTCTCTCATCGCAGCAGGAGACGGAAAAGTATCGCTTCAGCGGTATGGCTCCGGCGCTCCGCCAGTGGGTTGGAGAACGTCAAGCCAAGAGGCTTGCAGAGTTCGCCCAAAACACATCGAACGTCAAGTATGAGACGACCCTGGAGGTCTTCTCTGAGGAGCTGAAGTGGGACAAAACGGGCCAGGTGCAGCAGCGGATTAACGACCTCGCCGGTCGTGCCGCTCAGCACTGGGCATCGCTGATGACGACCAAGATGGAGAGTACGGACGACGCGTATGACGACGTCGACTTCTTCAGCGACAGCCACCTGAACGGTGACGGCGCAACGGTCGACAACAACATCAGCTACAACGTGACGACCACGACGGCGCCAACCGCCGCAGAGATGGAGCAGGTGATTCTCGACATCATCGAGACCTTCATGGCGTTCACTGACGAGACGGGCGAGCCAGCGAACGAAACGCTGCAGGCGATTACACTGATCGTTCCTCCGAAGTTCGTCAGCGCGACCGCCGCCGCCATCAACAACCCTGTTCTCTCAGACAGCAACGGCGCACGGACGAACATCGTGCAAAGTGCCATGGGAGACTTCCGGATCAGTTATGCGGTCAATCCTCGGCTCACGGCAGCGAACGACATCCTGTATGCGTTCCGCACCGACAACATCGGAATGCCGGCCATGTATAGGCAGGCGGATATTCCGTCTGAGTCGAGCAGCGACACCGCCGACGTGACGATCCAGAGCCAGGGCGAAAACTCGGACTACTTCTTCGAAACGGACAAATTGAGATTCGGTCTCAAGGCATACCGTGCCGTCGATGTGGGCGACTTCCGCAAGGCAATCAAGATCACGCTCACGTAAAAACGAACCGGCTCAGGGCAACTCGAGGGTGGCCCTGGGTCGGGTAAAAATAATCCTCCGGATCGGAGGAGCCAGGGGTCAGGGATTGCTGCCACAAGACCGCGCTCCTGGCATTTCGTCCGGCCGCAAGGACGCCTGACAGGTTCGAGCCCTGTGCCGGACTCCAGATATGGCCACACTCGCTGCTCAAATCCTCTTAGACCGAGCGAATGTCTTTCTCAACACAGGCGACTTCGCAGAAACCATCACCTACGAAGGCAATTCGATTACGGCCATCGTAGACATCGGAGAGGAAGAGGTTGTTGACGACGTAGGCCGCACGACGAAAGAAATTCGAGGAACAGTGACTGTGTCTACCTCTGATGTTTCCAACCCTGCTCCTGGCGACACTTGGGTGCATAACTCCATCACTTACACGGTCGAGAATGTGCGCAGCCAGGAAGGGGGCATGTGCGAGTGTGATTCTGTCCACGCGCACGCCAAACGTACTGCCAGACAAGGTTACCGCCGGGCGAGGTCGTAATGGCTGATGATTACACCGGTCGCCAGGGCCTGCTCATTGAAAGATTGAAAGAGTTGCTTTCGGGGAGCTCAAACTTCCAGACTCTTGTTGGTGAAGCCACCGCCGCCGCCGCAGAGGCACACATTCACGAGACTGAATATGAATTTGTTTCAGGGCCTCGGCCTTTCGCAGCCATCTGGCTCGCAGAGTGGGGCTGGCAGGGAAGGGGCAACGGCAATTTCGTCAACGACCAGGGCGGCAGCCTGGAGCTGCGCTTTGAAATCGACGCCTCTGGTGCTGACGACAACGCAAAGACGAGAGGCTTTCTCAACACGGTCGACGACATCATTGACGACATGGCCACAGACTCCGGAGACAGCGGCAACATCGTTGTCCAGTCGTTTACTTATGCTGAACCGCCAATGAGGTTTTTGGACGAATACGATACCGAGACAGACACGACAGAGGAGGATTTTTTCGCCGTCACATTCCTGGTTCAGGTTGGAAACGTTCCGAGTTAGTGCTTGCCAGTATGGATAGCGCCGACCATCGCAAATATTAGCACGAGACCAACCATCCACGTAAGCAGAAACAGAATCACATCAACAATAACCATCGGCCATATCTCAAATGTCAGTATCAAAAGCTTACGCTCTATACGCGATTCAACTTCAGACCACTGCAGCCGTCGATCACCTGATCGATAATCTGGTAAGCCAGAGAATCAGCTCGGGCCTCAGACAGATTCTGCTCGGCACTGGCGATGCTGCTCGACCTCGCCTGCTTGTCAATCAACAGCAGACGCCAGAGGTGGAGTTCACAACTCGAAAAATGACCTCGCTCAGCACGATCGGCGTCACCGGTCTGAAGATCGACAGCGACGTTGATGACGACGGTCTCGAACTCTGGTTTCAGAAGCGGGACGAAGGCGGGAACCTTGCAACGGGATCGTCTCACCTTAAGGGAACGATTAACGAAGGTATTCTTGTCCCTGTTTCGCTGCGTGCCGGCAACGATGACGTGGCGACCATCGATTACCGTTGCGTGATTACGTACGACGGCACGAACGATCCGATTGTGTGGGCCGACAGTTCCGCGCTCGAGGGATCGCCTGCATCAGACGAGGTTTTCTTTGCCGGACCGTGCTCGTTCAATGGGACGAGTATTGAGGGCGTGCAGTCCATCTCCATCGATTTCGGCCTGGATGTGGCCGCGCTTGGCGGTGAGGGCGAGCAATTCACAACGTTCGCATCTGTCAGACGAATCCAACCGCGCATCACGGTCAACACTCTTGACGTGAGCGCCTGGGCATCGTTGGCGATTGACGGTGTGGCCCAGACCGCAACGGACAGCCTGATTTACCTGCGCAAGGGCGACACCGACGGCGGAAGGGTCGCAAATGGCACCGCAGAGCATGTTCAGTTCTCCATGGACGACGGCGCCATCTACGTGCAGGACGGAGACGCCACTGAGGACGGAGACGCCACCATAAATATCGTGTTCCAGCCCATCTATGACGGCACGAACGAGAATCTTGTCGTTGACACCGCAATCGCAATCACATGATCCCGGCTAATGCTCTATCACGTTCCAGATGTCGAATTGAAGAGCCAGTTGATGGAGAGGCTGGAGGCTATTGGTCTTTCCTACAGCGGGCTGAATGAGTCATCCGCTGCAGCCAGGGCCACGGACGGCCCTGCTGGAAGACCGGGTATCTATGCGGCACACACAGACGCAAAACTGAAACGGATTGGCTATTACCCGGACAAGCAGGATTGGCACAAGTGCGGCGAATTCTGGATCGGCCTCAATGGCTCGGGCGTGCAACCTCGACAACTCATGAAGCGAGACCTTCTGTCAGGCCACATGGTAACGCTCAGCGACGGCAACGAGTGGCTGATACCTGCTGCGATCCGACCGGACACCATGCAGCCCCTGCTGCCGTTCTCGTACAGCGGCGAAAATGGAGAGTGGACGAAGGCCGTCAAAGAGCAATTCCAGCCGTTTTGGAATCTCGCCCTGGAAGTGCTCGAAATAATCACGGTCAGCGCGGATGGTGAGGAGAATCAAGAGGCACTGCAGAAGTTCACCGACGAATACAGGCTGAACGCCGCGGTTCTTGCGCTCTCCATCAATTACCGGATCAGCAAATATGAATGCCAGATCCTGGAACTGTTCGACGACGAAAGCCTGAACCAGATCATGTTCTCGATCATCGACTGGCCCACCGTTGAGGACGCTTTCAAAAAAAAAGGACAAGTCGACTCCTCGAGCACAACGCCTGGAGACAAGGACTGATTAAGGAGTACCAGATCAGGGTCTCAGACCTGAAATTGTTATGGCACGACGAATAAAACTACCGACTTCGGTCTTCAATGAACTGAAGCAAATTAAACGCAGGGACGCACAGTTCAGGCACTTGAAACCAAAGCAGTTCCGAAAGGGCATGAAGTCGATGTGGAAGGGCACGATGGTCGCCTGGCACGAGGGCGTGGCCGCTCAGCACTTCGACGCTGCGGCATATTCCGAATACTCGGAGGTATACTCAGGCTACAGGAGCGCACTTCCAGGAAAGAGGCGGGGCGGGCGGCCATTGTTCCAGACTGGCCACCTGAGAAAGCAGATCCTGGCAAAGCGCCAGCGCTCCAATATTACCAGCACGAGCAAGGGCGCTCGTATGAAGCTGAAGTATGGGCGGCCTCGTGGAATGACCCCGGCCAAGCTTGAAAAGATCGCCAGGAACATTTACTTCAAGGCACGTAGAGAGGGCGCAAGCTCTGTCGTCGTCAAGGGCCGTCGAGTGCAAGTAGATCTGAAGCGAATCACGTCCGCCATGTTTCGGAATGCCGGATATAGCGCAGACGCAAAGCGCACATTCCAGAAGCTGATCGGCTACGTGAGCAGGAAAGAGGAGCGCCAGATTGCTCGTGAGGCCAAGAGCGCGCTGATCAAGTTTGCCAACGCCCCAGACCTTAGAAAGACCGTCAAGGTGAGTCTGTAATGGCCAATCAAGTACAAATAAAATTCGATGGAGACTCCAGGCAGCTGATACAGTCGACCGCGCGCATTTCAGAGAATATGGATGCCATTCTCGGCCGCATGGAAAAGATGGAGCGCAAAAAAGTTGGCAAGGAGGTCGCCAGCGATATGACTGTGGCCATCGCAAAGATGGTCTCGTTCAGGGCGGTTATAGACCTGGCACGGTCTGGGCTGGAGCGCCTGAACGAGGTCAGAAATAAGGCTGCACAAGACCTGAAAGAGCCCACGTTTGAGCTCGGGCAACTTGCTCAGATTTCTGGTGGCAGTCTGCCGAAATTTCAACAGCTAAAGCAGATGGCATTTTCTACCTCCGCTCAGGCTGGGATACCTATCGGCGAAGCCGGGCAGGCGGTCTTTAACCTGCAGTCGATTGGTTCGTTGGATGCACTGCAGACGCTTGTGCAGATGAGGCAGAGCGCAACGTTCAAAGATCCTTTTACTTTCGGCGAGGACATAACAGGCATCATCAATGCCGTAGGTCAGGGCGAGACGGGCGGTTTCAGGGGGGTGATTAACAAGGTGCTCGCGGCAGCGAAAGAATCACCCCTGAGCGCCGGACAGATAAGCCCATTCATCAGGCGGGCGTCATCTACGGCGCAGGCGTTTGGGATGGACGACGAGACATTAATGGCAACGGTCGCCGCTGGCGCTCTTGTTGATAGTCCAGAAAGGGCAACAACGAGAATCATCGGGTTTCTGAACAAGGCGAACCAGGGCGTTGCAAAGGGAGGTATCGACGCACCGAAGGGCGACATGTTCGCCGTGGTCAAGAACATCAACGAGCAGCTGAAGGCCGGGACGGAGATATTCAAAATCTTCCCAGATATCGAGGCCCAGCAGGGCTTCGGTATCGTGTCTGGACAGATTGCGAACATTCGCAAATTTAGAGACAGAATCCGACAGGCACAGGCGGGAACGGGGCCAGGTGACGCCCTGGATCGGATGATGGGATTGACCGCTGGCGATGTTGACATTGCACCTGCACAGGCCGCAAGAATGTCGGCGCAGGCGAGAACCGTATTGGAGGCGCGCGAGTTCGGGCCTGGCCGGCTCAGGTCTGATGCATTGATAGACCAGACCATGGCTGCCGCAAGCGATCGGGGCGATCTTGCAATGTCGAGGTTTGCACGAGAGCAGGGCCTTAAGCTTGTTCGATTCCTCGCAGGAGACGAAAACATGTCTAGAAGCAGCCTGCTGATCGGGGAACGAGAAGAGGCCACTCAGTTGACGGGATCCATAAGCAGGTTGGGCGGCGTCAAGCTCAACGAACAGCAAACAGAAATACTGGAAAAACAACTGGAAACGCTCAACCGAATTGAAGACAGACTGAACCAGGGAGCTGCACAATAATGGCCGCCATAGGATCAAATACCGTCGCCAACATCCAACTGCCGCAGGGCGTGAATCCGCTCCACAACAGGGTCGCGAACGCAACAATCCCTGGATACGATGGACACTGGTCTACCCAGCTCGGCAAAATGTCCGAGCCCTTTGTCGTTGCCAGCCTCGAGGACACCACCAGTCTGGCCAATGCGAAGACGTTGGTAACGACCACATATCCGGCACTTGCAGCAGGTGCGAGTGGCGCTCTTGTCACGCTCACGGACAACCTCGGCAACGCCTGGAGCAACGTCGAAGTCGTGCGCCTGCTCAGGGCAACGATAATCCAATCGTCCTTAATCGTCGGCGGCATTAACGCGAGCGCCACGCATTACGTCCGTGCAGAATGGGAGATGAGGATTGCGCAGTAATGTCAGTCTCGATTACATCAATCACGGAGCTCGGCCCGGCTCAGCACAGGGTTACTGTCAGCACCACGCTTGGCCCCGGCACGACTCTGTACTGGCGAGTTAACGGCGCAAAATACCACAAGGGCACAGAGACGACCCTGGTCTTAGACAACGCCAGAACCGTCTGGATTACAGACGACAGCTATGGCGACGACGGCGCCCACCATCCAGGGTTCGTCACGCTGCAGGTATACATAGACAACTCGTCAGAGGATATTGCAGAGGTTCTGTTCCAGCGATACGAAAACGCTGCGTGGACTACCAAGCGGCGAGTCCAGGTCATTCAGTCGGGTTACTACACTTGGCAGTCTGACTGGTATGACGGCGTAAACTCTCACCAGTTCCGAGCCGTTCCGGTCGGCACGAACGGGAACAGCGCCACGGCCACGTCGTTTAACGTGTTCGGTGTTGCCGTACCAGCAAAGCCCACCGACGCCTTCACCTATGACGAAGGCACACGAAAGGTGACGGTGACCTGATGCCAACCCAGGACTCGACCTCATTACAGATACGGCATACCGGCGCGGTCTCGCACGAGGCGGCCCAAACGGATCCCGACGCCAGCCTTGGCAATTACCTGGCGTCCTCCACCTACAAGAGCCGGGGCATTTTTGTCTCTCAGGAGATTGTAGGTATTCGGACGGACGACGTTTCAGGCGTTTGCCCGAGCGGGTTCGCCGACCTGATCGTCACCGCCGGCGGAGATCTGAAATTCAAGGCGCCGGATTCGATAACGTTTGGCGCTGCAGTCGTGATCGCCAACGGTGAAACAAAGCAGATACACGACGGCGACGATCCGAGGCGATGGATGGAGGTCACCAGAACAACCGCCAGCGCAATCAGTGGTGCTGGCAGGTTCATAATTGGCGACCACTACAACGGCCTCTTCGACAACTGGGGCAACACGGATAGGGCAGCAGGCGCCAGCCATTACCGCGCCGTCGGCATGATCGTTCCCACCGGGCACGCGGCAGACAACATCAAAGTCTTTCTGTCGGGGCTCGGCTCTACTCGGCTGCTCAACGGCTCATATACCTATGCAGCGAGCGGGAATATCACCCTGACAACATCAGAGGGCGACTTCGCGAACTGGCCGATCCATGGATTCGCCGTCTACAACGTCACGCAGGGGCACGTCCACTATGTGCAGGAGCGTACAAGCGACACCTCCGTCTCTATCCTGAGCGCTGACCGTGATATCTGGACTGATGGAGACGGCGCTGGCTCTGATGGGGACGTGCTGATTCCTGTGAGCGCGTGCAGGTTCAAGCTAGAGGCGCCAACTGCAGACCAGTACACGACACACACCGACGAGGACGACGACGCCAGCCTCACTTACACGCACGGCACGATCCAGAATGTTGTCAGTGCGCCTGCAAGTCTTGCAGCCGGCGAACATGTCTCCGTGCATATCCAGCTTTATGTTCCGGCCGGAGCGCAGGCGAGCCCGTCACAACTGGTGGCAATCAGTTTCTATTGGGACGGAACGGAAGCCGCTGAAGGCTGGGGCGACATGGAATGGGGGTCGAACGGCTGGGGAGGTCGGGCCGCGCTGGGTAGAAACGAGATCCGTGACCGCATCAGGGTAGAGGACACGACACTGGACACGTTCGGCATCTGGGTGAACGCAGGATCTGCGCCAGACACAACGGCAGCTCCGGACGAGACCTTCACAGCCAAGCCCTACACGACCACTCTGCAACTGGACTTGAGCGCAACCAGCTACGTGGTCAGTGGCGAGCGCAACGCTTATGGTATGTGGTCGTTGACGGATTCATGGCTACAGACCACAGACGGCGCAGGGCTGGCCGTGTTGCCCTCTCCTGCATCGCCCGAGCACATCAGCACCGTTGCAGCCTCAGCAGGCGCCGTGCTCACTGAATGGCGCTACGACCGCACAAAGGACGCGACAAATAATCGTGCAGACACGTGGGCTGTATGGTATAAATCAGACGGCAGCAATCCCGATCCAGATTCCGATCCGGCGGATTACACAGAATCCATGAGTTTCAACGGCGACTTTGCCGATTTGGAGCTGACCATGGATGGAAGTGGATCCGCTCCTGGCCCGTTCATTGAAGGGGCTACAATCAAGGTCATCGCTCGTGCCAGGCGTTCGTCAGATACAGGCGACAGCACCAACAGCACGATCCAGACAGTGACCGCGACGCTACTCGGGCCTTCCGCTGCATCCAGAACCAGTTCATTCTTGGGCGAGGTCGCTGAAGCCAAGCAATAGCTTCAGCAATGGCAACCACGACAACCAATATCGGACTCTCGAAACCGGATATCCCGACCGGTGGAGAAACGGACGTTGCAGCAACTTCGACTACCGGCGAAGTGGGGTGGGGCACTGAGGTCAACACAAACTTTGACGACCTCGACTCCTGGATCTCGACGTTGCGGCTGGTCGCCGATACCGAGCTGACCATCGCAACAGGCGCGATCACGATTGCGGGTAATAACTTCTACACGGTCGACACTGAATCTGACGCGTCCAGTGATGACCTGGACACCATTTCGGGCGCTACAACTGACCGCCTGCTGGTGCTTATGCCGGCGAACACTGCGCGCACGGTTGTTGTCAAGCACAACACCGGCAACATCCTGACAACAGACGGCAACGACATCACGCTGGACAGCACAGAAACGCTGTGCCTGCTGATATACGATCTGACCGCGACAAAATGGAAGGTGATAGCAGTCGGTTCGGGCTCAAGCGGCCTTTCGAACGTTGTGGAAGACACAACGCCTCAACTTGGCGGAACACTCGACACCAACAGCAAGCAAGTTCGCTGGTCGAAAGGCTCGGACGTTGCGAGCGCGGGCGCACTCACTCTCGGGACGGACGGCAACGTCTTCGACGTGACCGGGACGACCACCATCACGAGCATCGCCACGCTGGCCATCGGGACAGTCGTCGTCCTTCAGTTCGACGGCATTTTGACGTTCACACATCACGCCACGGATCTCGTCCTGCCAACCGGCGCAAACATCACGACTGCAGCGGGCGACCATGCGGTGATGGCTGAATACGCCTCGGGCGACTGGCGATGCATCG